TTTTTGATGGGGGCGAAATAGGATCGACTGGTGTAGTAAAGATAAGATCGAGACAGAAGCAAAAAAACTAAATGCAAGAACTGCATCTAACGACAATGTTCCTTATTCCGCAATGAAAATTGCTGCTTAAGAATTAAGTCTGGGGTATGAGCTCCACCCTATCAAATAACGGGCTCACTCAACACACAAACAAACACAGGAGACTAAGATGAATAAGACACCTTATGAAATTAGATTTGATCTATTGCATTTTGCACAGAGTCAGCTATCTAGTGAGTACTATGCTGCATTAGAACGAGCTCGTGCAATTCAAGACGTTGCAGAGCGTGAAACTGTTATTTCAAAACTTAAATATTTTACAAAAGATGATATAGTCAAGCTTGCAGAAGATCTTAAATGGTTTGTTGACAATAAGTGACAATTGATATAATATCATAGGTCAGAAATAAGATCAACAAGTGTATTAAAGGCAAACCGAGACAAAAGCTAAATAATATAGATGCAAACGACAACTATGTCCCTAGTTACGCACTAGCTGCATAATATGAGCCCGGGAGAGCTTGGAAACAGAATCTCCCACTTTTCAACAAAATAAGGTAAAACAATTGCAAAAATTTTTAATAGCGCTTGCCGCTATGTTTTTGTTATCTTTTCCTGCACAATCTAAAGAAAAAATTTCCGATCAATTTACTTGCCTAGCATATAACATTTACTATGAAGCAGGATCAGAATCATACGAAACAAAGCTCGCAGTAGCGTTTGTTACTCTTAACAGAGTTCAACATAAAAGTTATCCAAAAACAATTTGTAATGTAGTATATCAAGCTTGTCAATTTGTTTGGCACTGTGAGGGTCCAAAAAGAAAACCTAGCGGACCTAAATGGACAGAGAGTATAAAAGCAGCAATTTGTGCAATAAATTCATGTGTACCTAATAATATTAGAGAAGTACTTTTTTTTCATGATAACAGTATAAAATATGCTTATAAGAATAAAAAAGTAGTAATTATTTTAATATCGGATAATATGATTTTTTATAAATATAAAGATAATAATTAGATAAATAAAATTAGTAGCAAAATTCCTAGGAATTTATTAATACAACCTATTATATACTAGGAGTAATACATGTTTGATTTTTTTGACGTTGATCGTTTAAAAATGTATTTAATGAGTGGTCTTGTGGGTGCGTTTGGAGCTCTTGTTAATTTGCTCTATCAAAAAACTAAAGGCAAATCAACTAATTTTACTATAATTTTTATTACTATAGCAATAGGTTTCTTTGTAGGAAATTTAATTGGTAGCTTTATACCTAAAGATTTTGAATATAGAGATGGATGCCTTTTAGTAGCTGGTTTTGGTTGCTATCCATTGTTAGATTTATTAGAAACAAATATGAAATCTATACTTAATAAGATACTAGGCAATACGACTATTGGTGACAAATAACAGTAGACTTATATAAAAAATTATACTATAATATATTATTATATGCGATACTATCAGGAGTATAAATGAAAGTTAATTCTATTAAGTCACCTGGTGAATTTAGCAAAGAGATTGAAAAATTAGTTAAAGATAAAAATATACAATACTTTGATGCATTAATGTTATTTATTGAAAAAAATAATTATGATGTTGAGACTGTTGCAGCTTTAGTTAAGAATAATGTTATTATTAAAACTAAACTACAAGTTGAATGTGAAGATCTTAACCTTTTAGAACGCAGTGCAAAATTACCAGTATAATATGACACCGTTTGAAGTATACACTTCTTATCTAGCGCTTAAACAGCACTTTACAAATCCTAATTATGATTTTATTAAATATAATGGCAAAGTAAGTGCCAGTAAAACTTCGTTTGAACAACGCCGAGATAATTATTTTTTTAAGAAATTAGCTAAACGAAAAGATGTTATAGATTATCTTCTTGCTAATTTTATTGAAAATGATGGTCAGTGGATAGGCAATATTGCTAATGATAGTGAATGTGAAAAATTATATTATAACTGGCTTAAGCGCAAACAATCTTTAGAGTATATTTTTACTGATAATTTAAATAAGCTTGAGTTAGTATTTGACCATAATATAAAAGTATATAATAACGACTACCCAATCTTAATTAAAAAATATATGCATAAAGAAATTTGTATTGAAACACTAATTATTATCGATGATTTAATTGGTTGTTTTAAATACTGGGATAAACATATTGAAGACACATATGTATATCCTATTCTAAAAACAAAGTGTCTTAAATATAAACCTTTTCTTCAATATAATAAAGAGAAGTTTAAAAAAATAATAGTTGATAAATTCTCATAACCTATATAATATACTACATTATGTAGTGTGGAAATTTACACTAAGTAATATATCGTTCATACATCGTACATACGGAGAATACAAATGGCTACATCACTATCACAGCTTAAGAGCAATCGTAATAATCAATTTGAAAAACTTACATCTGAACTTAATAAACTTTCTAATAATGCACCGCAAAATGAAAGCGATGACAATCGTTTTTGGAAACCTGAAGTAGACAAAGCAGGTAACGGATATGCAATTATTAGATTCCTTCCTGCACCTTCAGGCGAAGATATACCTTTTGTTCGTGTTTGGGATCACGGATTTCAAGGACCGGGTGGTTGGTATATTGAAAAATCTTTAACAACACTTAATGAAAAAGATCCAGTTTCTGAATACAATACTGTACTTTGGAATTCAGGTATTGAGTCAAATAAAGATCTAGTACGTAAGCAAAAGCGTCGTTTGAGCTATTACTCAAATATTTATATTGTTAAGGATCCTTCTAACCCTGCTAATGACGGTAAAGTTTTCCTCTACAAGTATGGTAAGAAGATTTTTGATAAGCTCAATGAAGCTATGAATCCAGAATTTTCTGATGAGACTGCATTAAACCCATTTGATCTTTGGGAAGGTGCTAACTTTAAGCTAAAGATTCGTCAGGTTGAAGGCTATCGTAACTATGATAAATCAGAGTTTGATAAGCCAAGTCCTCTTACAGAGGATGATGATGAGCTTGAAAAGATCTGGAAGTCTGAACACTTACTTCAAAAGTTCCTTGATCGTAGTAACTTTAAAACATATGATGAGCTTAAGTCTCGGCTTGATCGTGCAGTAAATGCCGGTCGTGCTAATGTTACAAAGAATATTGAGGAAGAAGCTGCTGCACCTATTATTAAGTCTGCACCAGCTGTATCTGCTCCTTGGCAGGATAATGATGATGAATTAGATGATAATTTAAGCTTCTTTAAGAAACTTGCTACAAGCGACGAATAAAAAAGGGCCGAAAGGCCCTTTTTTTTATCCAATAAATGGTCCTGGTAATATACCAGTTCGTCTACCTTCAAGTTCAAAGTTATTTAATGCAATAGTAGCACTACCGGGTGATGCGCTTCTACCTGGTTGTTCAGGTCGTGCTGCACTTGTCTGCTGATTACTACCACTAGGAATAGGTATAGGTATAATAGTAGGAGGTGCAGCAGAAGATCTATCTCTATTAATATTATCTAAATTATCTTGACTCTTAGATTTTTGACTAAGTTCTTCTATTACGTTCCCTAAAGGTCCTAAATTTGACGGTCCATACATTTCATCTGCAATAGACTGTAATTGTGATTCTGTAACTTGATCAGTATTACCTAATTCACGAGATCTTTGTAATACCTGTTTTGCTTCTTCAGTTGTTAATGTGTGTATACTTTGAGAATTATTTTCTCTAGGATTTTTAGGATTGTATGCTGGTTTATTAATTATTAGGTCTTTTACTTCTTCTTCTGGTGACACATAAATTTCTTGTGGTGTATAATTTTCTTCTGTAGTAACTTTTTTTGGTTCTGATTGACCGTTAAAAGTAGGAGTTTCTACAGGTTGCATCGCCCCACTATTATATCCAGTTTCTTTATTATATTCTTTTTGAAGATCTTTACTTATTTGTTGATCTGATTTAGGTATATCAAAGGGTGATGGAGCTAATCTTCGTTGTACAGCATTATATTGTTCTCGCATTTCAGGCGGCATATCTTTTACATCACCGCCTGTCATAAATTTCATTACATCACCAACAGCACCTTTATCTTCATCACTCATACCTTCATAAAATTCTTTACTATTTAACTTATCATATCCTAACTTAGCTAGGTAAATAGCGCCTGCAATTGCAAGTAATGCCGCACCTATTCCTAACACTACTGGATTGGCTAATACGGTACCTAGCGATAAAAGATAGGGAGCTAGTCTAGCAAGCCCTCCTGCACCTAAAATGTCTTTTAATATTTTACCAAAACTACCAATATCAAAAAGTAAATCTTTAAACTTAGTAAATAATGGTAACAAACCTGCTAATAAAGCAATTATTGGCGCTAGAAATCCTCCGCCCTCTTTTTT